TAGCAGTGTGGTAATCTCCAATACCACTAAAATCGCCATAACGAGGCGATAATGGGGCTTCCGGTAGGATCCCAGTAATATTAAACTTCTGAAGAATGGTATTGATATCACATTCTTCTTTAAAATGCTGCTGAGCCAGAGAAGGCTCCTCACAAGCCAACCCTGACTCATTAGATGCAGCATCTGTATCATAGTTATAGGGGGTACGTAAAAATAAAGAATTTTTACTCATTTCTTGCCTCCAAAAGGTATTAACAACGATGGATTTTGTCTGATACTTTGTACAGACCGTTTGAAATCTCTATACCACCAAGGATCAGTACTTGGTGCAATATTTTTCTCAACATTCTTAGCCTGTTCAGTTGTAAGTCCAGTTTGGGCTTGCACTAAAGGCTTTTGGGCGTTTATTAACGCTATCTCCGACAAAAGTTTATTGAACGTAACTTCCAAATTTTTGTAAGTTTGCGTATTAACTTTTGTTTGTTCTAACACATTACCAATATCAACGGCAGTTTTAATAGTATCTGCTTCAGTCTTAACAGTCTGAGCAGAAGTATTAGTAGTCAATGCTGCTTTTTGTTCCAAATCAGCATTAGTTTGAGCCATTGATTGGTATCCCTGCAGCGCTGAAGCTAAAGTATTACCAACCTTCGCAGTGGACACCTGCCCCATCGCACCCGATGGGGTACCCGCTCCACCTTGTGTATATGCAAGCATAGGATTTAACCCTGCTTTCTGCATATCTTCAACGGCAGTTTGATATTGAGTAGCACGCATACGCTCTTGAAAATCCATTTGAGCTTGTGCTTGCTGAGCACTAGCAGCGTTTGCTGCTTGTGCTATATCCCAATTCTTCTGATTGGTTTGTTGCTGACCAACAAAACCGAGCACACTACCAATCGCACCGCCAAGTGAAAGGCCGCCAAACATATTAGAAATGGTCGATCAATCCGGGTACAGAGTACATCGGCATTGGTCGTGCTTTCTTACAATCAAAGAAGCTATCAAAAATAAATTGTTTACCATTTGCAGCTGCACCTACGGCCACAATACGATCAACTGGTGGCGTATCTTGTATAAACGTAGTATTCAAAGTAGGTAATGACGTAAACCGTTGAGCAAGATGCCAAGCATCAATAGTGCCAGCAGCAGTAGAACGGAATAAACCGCTAATACGGCTGGGATAATAACGATATTCTGCCCACCGTTCTTGATAACCAAATACATTATTGTCATTACTATCACCACGGACATAGATTTCCTTATTAAGGACTGCTTGTTCACCTAAGGTTGCAAATGCCGGGAAATAAAAATCGTAACGTGTCGATCTAGACCACATACGAGCAAGACCTTGCTGATATGTGAGATCCGCACGTACGGCTACAAGACCAATAACTACACCGTGTTCAGTAGCCGAATAAGTAAACCCGTGATTATGAGCCAAGGCAGTACCCATAGCAGCAAGTGTGCCCAGAGGGGCAGTAGTTCCACTAGCATTAGTGCCTGACGTTTGAGCGATTGGATTAATACTAATATTGGACGTTCCGCCCCCGATATATTCGGGACGCTGTAGGCGAGCATCAGGAGAAATAACACCAAAATGTGCCCTAATAATTTCAGTATAACGCGTGCCTCCGCGTGCATCACGCTCAAGCAACTTCTGAATCTGAAAAGACTGCCGTAATTGATTAATAGTTGCCGCCGTAGCCGTTGAAAGATCCGCATATAGTCCTGACACTCCAGATGTAACAACACCAAGAACTTCATCATTACCTTCAGCACCACCACCTGTTGTGCTTGGAAGTAACTTATTGTATGCGCCGCCAAGCGCATTTAAATTAGATGTACTACTTGCTCTCAATCCAAAATTATTTGTCCCATCAGTAAGACCTAAAGAATAACCAGTACCGTAGACAGGAGCACTTGTTCCTAAAGGCAGTGAAACTGATGTGCCTTTTTGGGGCCAAGGCAGTGCACTGGTAAAATAATCTTTACGCTTACCACGACGAAGCAAAGTGTAATTAGCAACATTGTCTGGGCCATCACCAGTATCAACTACTGCAGAATTTTGTAAATTCTCGTCCCTAAACCATTCATTCCAAATCAAGTTATAAGCACGGGGCCAGAAAGCACAGTGGGATACCGTTCCAGTATTGGACACCTGTCCCACTGTTGGTAAACCCATGTAATCTTGTAATGATCCTATCGCGTATCCACCAGCTGGTGATACTTGTTGAGGAACAACATACGAAATTGAATCACCAGGATTCGCTTGTTGTCCCATAAATTTTTGCCAATTCGACCAAATTAATCGATTTGGTACAAAAAAGAAAAAACTATCCAAATGCATGTTATCCATAATTGGATAAATTGGTGTACTAAGACGGGCAAAAGCCGTCATATTCAACCGAAATGTATCACCGGGAAGCATTTCATCAACATAAACTGGAATCAAATATCCAGCGTCGAATGTAGTCTTATGCGTACTTTGACAATCAAAAGAAGACCGAGGAATATCGGCTTTTGGAATCATCGTAAATTGATGGACATCTACTGACTGATTACGGTGCATTATTTTAGGCTCCTAGGCTGGTTCCGTCCCACCTAAAGGTGAGACGGCTTGGTTTTTATTCCTGAATCTTAACTTGTTTACCCAAGGATAACAACTTGGGTGCATCATGTAAAGCAAAAAGTCCAGTATTATCATCAAATTCACCCAATTCATATAAATCAAAATCATCTGGGTGATTAAATAATTGATTTTCTGGATCTTTTCTGTTTACTTCGTCTGAAAAGCTGCGAATAGCAACTCCTACCGATGGTACAAACATCGGACGACCATAAGCGTCGGCTGCTCGATCTTTTACAGAACATAATACTAATTTCATGTGAGGCTCCTAAGTGAGGTTACGTTTTAACTTCTGAAGTTTAGCCTTAGCGACTTGTTCCTTAACGGCAAGTCTTTCTAAAGTGTTATCTTCGTGCCTAAGTTTAGCACTTTTTTCACGAATGTAAAGCAGTTCGTCAAACTCATATGGATTATCTATTTTATATTTTTTATCATAGAATTTAGGAGGTTTGACTTTTTTACCACGAACTACAACGTAGTCGTGTGGATATACATCGGAAGTATATTGCTTATACCATTCGTACCCGATTCCAGGTTTTAAGGACATCTTCGTAAACTCAGGAGTCCTATTAGTAATTTCCCCAGTATCTGGGTCAATTTCTTGATAATGCTCTGCAGCATTTTTTCCTGTTACTTTTTTCATAATGTATCGAGCCACGTAGGCCGCGGATTCGAAAGTAACATCTCCAATGGAGGAATAACCAAATGGCCAGAGTAATTCAAGGTTTTCGGATCGATATAAGAGAGAATTAGCGGAAGTCCGTTTCCATAATTTCTTATCATCGAAATCGAGTCCGAAGATACAGGCATGCCAATGCGGGCGCCCAAAGTTTTCACCATATTCTCCAGCCATGTAATAACGTATTCTTCGTCCAGGGTACCGTTTTCGTAATCTTTTAATAAAGAGCTGAAAGTCTCGATAGTGTAATGATCTATCGCTTGGGAGATGTGCATCATCATAAGTGAGGG